TGCTGCCAATGCTGCTGCTGCTGCCGCTGCTTATGCTGCTGCTGCTGAAGCCGCTGCTTACTGGGTTAAACAATACGAGGAGTTAACAAGTGAATAAACATATTGCGCTAGTTAAACGCTGGTTGGCAGGTAAGGACGTTACCACAGAAGAACTGAGGGCTAACTCGATTGCTGCTGATGCGGCTGATGCTAGGGCTGATGCTAGGGCTGATGTTGTCTGGGCTGCTGCTAGGGCTGCCCATGCTGCTGCCCATGCTACTAGGGCTGATGCGGCTGATGCTAGGGCTGATGCGGGGGATGCTGCCCACTGGGTTAAACGATACGAAGAGTTAAGTGAATGAAAGAGATGGGCGACAACATGAAAATCACAAAGCCAAAAAAGAAAAATACAGGTGACAGCCCCTATGAAATAGTTAGCCCCGGTATGCAAGAGAGGGAGGAGCGGATGGCGGTAGCCTTAGAACGTATTGCCACTACGCTTGAACGCATTCTAAAGATAGTAGAGAAGGGAGTAGCTGATGAGTAGTAGGGCTAGAGAACACAAGCAGGTGATAGTAGCTAAGTGCTACGAGTTAGCATTGATTAGTCTTCAGGGTAACGAGTTAACATTGGTTGATACGTTAGCGATGAGCTACTTGGATAAGATCGTTGCGGCTGCCGATATATGGGCACGTAACGAGAGCGGTGCAGTGGGTCAAGTTCACTGGCAACGAGTGGGCGGAGATGAGTGAACAAGGAACTGGTATTAGAGTGGGGGCTAACCAAAACCCCACGCAAGCCGAAGTCCATGCCCTGTTCAATTACTGCCCTGATCGTGGGCTTCTCACAAACAGGTTTACACGTAATAGAACATCTAAAATAGGTGATCAAGCAGGGCGGTTCGTCAGCTCAGGGCGGCTAGTCACAGTGAACGGGGGGAGTTACCTCGTTAGGAAAATAGTGTGGTTGTACGTTACTGGGGAGTTCCCAAGTGGTGGGTATGTCATCAACAAGAACGGCAACAATCAAGATGACCGGATAGATAACTTAGAGTTCTTTGAAGGTGAGAAGACGGCTATCCTCTTTGAAAACCCAGACCTGCCCACACAAAAAGAAGTTATAGAGTACTTTAACTATCACCCCCGATCTGGGCGAATGACATACCGTATGACCTATGGGCCAACACGTCTGGAAGGTCAGATTGTAGGGCGACCCCATAACAAGTTCCTCATTGGCTGGTTGGGTGCATACTACTACCCGGTGGCCCGTCTTGTATGGTTGGGACATAAAGGGGAGTGGCTACGTAACGAGAGCCGCATAAGAAACTACGCTGAGGAAGACGTGTTAGGGCATAAGAATGGTTGCCAAACGGATAACCGGATTGAGAACCTCGTGCGAGGCCCACTATCAATCGTTGATGATGAAGAACGGCGGGTAGCACTACTCAACATCAACCGTACCGAAATTGCAGGGATCAACTGGGATACAGGGAGACAGAAGTTTATCGTACGTATCGTGGTGGATGGTAGAAACATGTTAGTAGGTGCCTACGATACGATAGCAGAGGGGGAGGCTGCTAGGCTCGATGCGATCTTGGAGATCGAGGAGTCGGATAAAATCTTAGCTAGGATAGGAGGTTAGGGTGCTTAAGTCTGAATGCACACCAGAAGAGTGGGCAGTTTTTGCTGCCGAAAGAAGGAAGAAAGATGCCAGTGCAGATGCCCCGATCAAGGGTGCAGACGTGTGGCTAAGTAAGGGGTGGCTTAAACTGAAGCCTCAAGCTAAGGCGCGGCAAGATGCCAAGCCGAGTCGGTTCTCTGCAGGGGAGTGTCCCCTATGAGTGAATTTAGGAGAAAAGGATGACACCAGAAGTAAAAGTTAAACGGAAAGTTACGGCACAGCTTAAGGCGTTAGGGTGCTACTACTTCTTCCCTGCGACAGGGGGTTACGGGAGGTCAGGCGTACCGGATATCGTTGGCTGCTACAACGGTAGGTTTTTCGGTATTGAGTGCAAGGCAGGTAAGAACAAGCCAACGGCGCTACAGGAAAAGAACCTAGCCGAAATAGCTGAGGCGGTAGGTATCGCGTTGGTCGTTAACGAAGAGAATATGAATGACATAAACACGTTACTAGGTGCCCCAGTAAAGGACACTAATTAATTAGAATTAGACTTAGGAGTATGAAGGTATGGCTACTAGAGAAGCTAAGAGAGCAGGTCTAACTGGGATCAACTTCACGAGGGGTCGAGAGTTTAGGCCGATCAAGAGTCCAGAAGATAAGGAACTGGAAGCGGCGGAGACTGCCCGATTGATAGCTGAATGGTTGGAGGCTGGCAACCTCCCCTATGTTGGGGAGTATGGCCCGAGAGAGAAGGATGAAAGGGCATACAAACCCGTAGGCGACACTAGGCACTTCTTCCTCGCGTCTAGCGGGAAACACATAAGGAGATAGGTTAGTGAAAGCCCCTTACAATGTTAAAGCCGTAGCACGAGCCGACTGCGCACAATTTATCCTAGACATACACTACGCTAAACGGTGGCCTAGCATTAGTTATGCTTTTGGACTTTTTAAGGATGTCAGATTGGTAGGTGTAGTGACATACGGTACGCCTTTCAGCTCTACTTTACGCCGTGGTATAGCTGGCCCAGATAACGCGAGTTCAGTGTTAGAACTAAACCGTCTATGCCTACTAGAAAATAATAAGAATGAGGCAAGTATGCTAGTCGGTCGGTCTTTAAGGCTCCTCCCGCGAGGTAAGATAATAGTAAGTTTTGCTGATACTTCTCAAGGGCACGTGGGTACTGTGTATCAGGCAGCTAACTTTCTTTATTGTGGACTTAGCGCGAAACGAACCGATTGGAAGATTAAAGGTCGAGAGCATCTCCATGGGCAAACCATATCAGACGAGTTCAGGGGTGTAAAAAACAGAGCGCAAGCTGCAAGGGTTAAGTATGGGGACGATTTTTATTTAGCCCCCAGACCAAGGAAGCATAGGTACGTGTTTGTAACTGGCGGGGCTAAGTTCAAGGCCAACATTAAAAGTCAGATACGATACCCCATAACTCCCGCACCCACTCAGAGGCCGACCTTATAGAGGAGGGGGTTGTTCCCCGAAATGCATCACGCTGGCTCTGATGTCCTCATTAAAAACCAGCACTAATTTAGATACGTTATTGGAGAAGTATGATGAACGAAGAAAGTAAGGCGTGGGTGGAAGAAGATCTACCTATCAGGTCTGATCGAGCGTTAATCTTAGATACGGCAAAAATGTATGTGACCCGAGACCGACAAGCTACCCACGGGGAGCCTGAAGATAGTTTCAGCAGGATCGCTGCTTACTGGGGCGTGTACCTTAACAGGGACATAAGCTCAAAAGACGTTGCCATAATGATGACCATGCTGAAGATCGCAAGGCTCGATGAGAATCCGGGCAACAGGGACAACTGGATAGACGCTTGTGGGTACCTCGCATGTGGTGGGGAGATAAGCACATCGACATAATCACAGTAGACTTTGAGACTTACTACGATAGTAAGTTCTCACTACGAAAGTTAACAGTTGAGGAATACGTTCGGTCATTAGAGTTTGAGGTTATCGGTGTAGGGGTCAAGGTAAACAATGGCCCAACCGAGTGGGCGAGTGGCACTCACGAACAGATGAAGGAATACCTAGATGGTTTCGCTTGGGAAGAGAGTTCTCTACTATGCCATAACACTATGTTTGACGGTGCTATACTCAATTGGATTTATGATATTCGTCCTCACGTTTACTTCGACACTCTTTGTATTGCTAGGGCTTTACACGGCGTGGAAGTTGGAGGCAGTCTTAAGGCACTCGCTACTCGATACAACATTGGAGCGAAAGGAACAGCAGTTGCCGATGCTATAGGGGTACATCGTTGTGATTTTACTGAGGAAGCGTTAGACCTGTACGGCGACTACTGCATCAATGATGTTGAGTTAACGTATGAACTGTTCGGACTTATGGCAAACGCGTTTCCTCGTACTGAACTAAAGATTATAGACCTGACCCTACGGATGTTCATCGAACCCATACTTGAGCTAGATGTGTCACTGTTGGAAGAGCATATTGCGGACACCAGAAACCTTAAAGAGCAGCTAATCTTAGATGCTGGGGTCACCAAGAAAGACCTTATGTCTGGGGATAAGTTCGCTGCGTTACTTGAAGGTCTAGGGGTTAAGCCTCCGACGAAGGTGAGTCCGACAACGGGGAAAAAGACGTTTGCGTTTGCTAAAACAGATCAGGGGTTTATAGACCTACTGGATCATGAAAACATCATGGTGCATATGCTTGCTCATGCACGACTAGGTAACAAGTCTACGCTTGAAGAGACACGTACTCAGAGGTTTATTGATATCGCGGGGCGGGGGGAGCAGGGTAAGCCGTGGCTCCCTGTACCTATAAAATACTACGCTGCCCACACGGGTAGGTTCGGAGGCGATGACAAGATCAACCTACAAAACTTACCTAGCCGAGGGGCAAATGGTAAGAAGTTAAAGCGTAGTATGGTCGCCCCACGTGGGTACGTAGTGATAGATTGCGACTCTAGTCAGATTGAGGCGAGGGTACTTGCGTGGTTGGCAGGGCAGGGTGACTTAGTCCAAGCGTTTGCCGATGGTAAGGATGTCTATAAGAAGATGGCAGTTATAATCTACGGCGGTCAGGATGAAGATGCAGTAACAAAACCCCAACGGTTTGTCGGTAAGACTACGATACTGGGGGCAGGTTATGGCATGGGGGCTGTCCGGTTCGTGGAGCAGCTTAAGACTTTCGATTTTGAGATGGACATTAAGGAAGCCCGTAGAGTTATTAGCGTCTACCGTGATACGTATCACCACATAGTGCGTTTATGGAACGATGCGGCCTTTACTATTCAGAACCTAACAGACGGTAACCTCACTACACTAGGACGAGAGGGTGTACTGAAGGTACGTCCTGAGCTATCTGCTATCGAGTTACCCTCTGGTTTGCTTATGAGGTATGACGATCTAACGTGTACCCCCGCTGAGGATGAGGGTGAGCGCCCCGAGTACACCTATAAAACACGTAAAGGCCGAACAAGGATCTACGGTGGCAAGCTGATAGAGAATGTGTGCCAAGCTATCGCCCGGTGTATTATCGCGGAGCAGATGCTAAAAATTAGTGATCGGTATAAGGTGGTGTTAACAGTACATGACTCTGTTGCGAGTTGCGTTCCGGCGGAACAGGGAGAGGAAGCTCGTGCATACATGGAGGAGTGTATGCGCTGGTTACCCGCATGGGCTGAAGGCTTACCTATCGACTGTGAATCAGGTACAGGGTTATCTTATGGAGACTGCGAATGAGTCAGAAGCGTCCAGTTGAACACCGTGCTAAGGCAGAGGTTATCGACTTCTTAAAACGTAAAGCGGAGTACGCGGAACGTAGGCTTGTAAGTACTGTTAGGTTACCCCCACTAGATGAAGAAGTTATGACTACTAGTGATGTGGGGGTGCTTAAGGTACGGAACAAAATAATAGTAGTGATTACCCAGTGTGATTACGGGGATAACCCCCCGCGAGTTGACACTGTGACGTTTGATGTAGACGAGTTACCAGATGTAATTCAAACACTGACAGACGCTTATGAGTTTGTAACTGGGAGGGATGGAGAAGAATGAGTTCATCGAAAGTATGTGATACCTGCGGGGCAAAATTAGTCGAGTATAAACACGGCCTCTCGAAAGGGTTATGTCGTGCGCTTATTCAGGTGGCTATAGCCTTTAGGGATACAAAGGCGCACGAGATAAAGGAGATGGGGCTTGACTACAACCATCGGTGCAACTTCCAGAAACTTAAATACTGGGGGCTTGTTGAGAAGGTTGGAGAGCAGACAGGTAAGGGAGGGCTATGGCGAATAACAGAGGACGGGAAGGAGTTTGTTCAAGGGAAAATATCTGTACCAAAATTCGTCTGGACGTATCGCGGCAAAGTTGAAAGGTATGATGGCGACCACATCACTATTTTTGACGTGTCAGGAGGGTGGAAATCCAGATCACAATACGCCAAAGAAAGTAGGTCGTGGGCAGGGGTGACATAAGATGAGTATAGCCCCGTGGTCGTTCAGTAAAATAAAGTCGTTTGAACAGTGCGCTAGGCAGTTCCAACACCTTAAGGTTCTTAAGACATACAAAGAAAGTGAGACAACGGCGATGCTCTATGGCACCGCGTTTCACGAAGCAGCAGAAGAGTACATACGGGATGAGACCCCTATGCCACCCCAGTTTGCCTACGCAAAAGAGGCATTGGATAACCTCAACGCCAAGCAGGGGGATAAGTTATGCGAGTTCAAAATGGGTTTGACCGAGAACCTAGAACCCTGTGACTTCTTTGCAGATGATGTGTGGTGGCGGGGGATTGCTGACTTAGTGATCATTGATGAAGAGGAAGACCTTGCATGGGTCATTGACTATAAGACTGGGAAGAGTGCTAGGTATGCTGATAAAGGGCAGCTTGAGTTGATGGCCTTGGCTGTCTTTAAGTTCTTCCCCAATATCAAAACCGTTCGTGGGGGGTTATTGTTTGTAGTCTCAAACGAGTTAGTGAAGGATAGTTACGTGAACCTTGACCAAGGGCACCTGTGGGGGAAGTGGTTAGGTGGGTATGCGAAGATGGAAACCGCGTTTGCGAAGGATGTCTGGAACCCCAACCCCTCTGGCCTTTGCAAGGCGCACTGCATAGTACTTGAATGTGAACATAACGGGAGAAACTAATGGTTTACGTAGTACGGCAAGTAAATAACGATGCCCTGATAGACGGATACTACAAGCGTGAAATAGATGCGGAAGAAGCTGGGCGGCGTTGGGCGAAGAGGACGCAAGCTAACATGTATATATCAAAAGAACCATTCAGGAGGCGACCTCCAGAATTTAAGTGGCCCCATCAACCCACTTCCAAAGATAAGGAGGGAGAAACTAATGCCATATAAAAACAAAGAAGACCGAAAGAAACAAACGAACAAGCCAGTAGGTAGTAAAGAGTTTACAGCAAGGATGGAACGCCAACGCGCTAGGCAGAAGATGGATGCTGAGGCAAAGAAAAACGGGGGTGATAAGAACAAGAACGGCAAGGCCGACAAGCGAGAGGGGAAGGACGTTAGTCACAAAAAAGCACTGAGTAAGGGTGGCAAAAATAAGGACGGCGTGACGATTGAGAGTAAAGCAAAGAACCGTAGTCGTAACTACGCGAAGAAGAAGTAACTACTAACACGATGCCTAACCTGATGCATCGTTAAATAAAATCGGGTTAGCCAAAATTGATTGGTAAGTGCAGACCTAGCCCTATCTGTTGGCGAAGCAGGGCTAACACGTTTATACGTTGCGAATTAAAAGAGAGAAAATATGCAAATCGTTGATAACAAAGCGGTGCTGCTACGACTGCGGCACCCAGCAAAAGTAACGGCTGTTATACCAAGAAGCCAAATACTACCTAATAATCAAGTCATCGTTAAGTGGGGTATTGATGAAGCCCACGTCCTGAAGAACCTTAATATAAAAGTCCCGTCACCTATCGAGGGCAAGTACACGTGGACAGGTAAATACGCCCCGTTCGACCATCAGAAGACTACCGCTGCCTTCCTCACCATGCACAAACGTGCTTTCTGCTTCAACGAGCAGGGTACAGGTAAGACCGCGAGTGCTATCTGGGCATCAGATTACCTAATGAACGTGGGGGCTATACACAGAGTCCTCGTGATATGCCCTCTATCTATTATGGATTCGGCTTGGCGTAACGACCTGTTTACCTTTGCCATGCACCGTAGGGTAGATGTGGCATATGGCTCTAAGAAGAAGCGAACCGAAGTTATAGAGGGTGACGCTGAGTACGTAGTGGTCAACTATGACGGTGTGCATATAATAGAAGATGCCATAGTGAAAGGGGGGTTTGACCTGATCATTGTAGATGAGGCAACCCACTATAAGAACGCACAGACTAAACGGTGGAAGGCGCTTAAACGGTTGATGGCTGCAGAACCGTGGCTATGGATGATGACAGGAACCCCCGCTGCACAAAGCCCAGTGGATGCTTTTGGACTAGCAAGGTTAGTCAACCCCACTGCCGTTCCTAGGTTTGCGGGAGCCTTTAGAGATCGTGTGATGACCAAGGTAACCAATTTTAGGTGGGTACCAAAACCAGACGCAACCGAAACAGTGTACCAAGTGCTGCAACCCGCTATTAGGTACACCAAAGACGAGTGCCTAGACTTACCTCCTATGGTGTACGTCAAGCGTGAGGTGGCACTAACCCGGCAACAGAATAAATACTATAAGCTGTTGAAAGATAGTCTAGTCATGGACGCTGGGGGTGAGCAAGTTAGCGCGGCTAACGCAGCAGTTGCTATGAACAAGCTCCTGCAAATATCATGCGGGGCAGTCTATACCGATAGTGGAGACACGTTAGAGTTTGATATTACGCACCGATACACCGTCCTGCGGGAAGTGATTGATGAGTCGAGTAAGAAAGTGTTGGTGTTCGTACCCTTTAAACACGTTATAGACATCCTTGTAGATAAGCTAGAAGCGGACGGCATAACAACTGAAGTGATACGTGGGGATGTACCTGCCCCTAAACGTACGGAAATATTTAGCCGATTCCAGAAAGCCGATAACCCTAGGGTGTTGGTCATCCAGCCACAAGCCGCTGCACATGGGGTCACACTAACCGCAGCTAACACGGTAGTCTGGTGGGGGCCGACTAGCTCCCTAGAAACTTACCTACAGGCTAACGCACGAGTGCATAGGGCGGGGCAAGATCACAAATGTACCGTGGTACAGTTGGAAGGGTCAGCCATAGAAAAACGTGTTTACGCTATGTTAGACAATAAAATCAACATACATACAAAGATGATAGATTTATACAACGATATACTTGCGTAGTTCACCGTCATACATTATAGTCTGTCGTTCGATAAGTAAAGGAGGGCGAAATGAGCAACACTGCTACTAACATACTGCCAGATGTGTCTCTAGACAAGTTGGTGAAAGCCTATGTCAAGATACGCGACCACCGTTCAGAAATTAAGAAGGCCTATGATGCAGAGGATACGGTACTTGTAGATCAACTTGATGCGGTTAGGGCAGCGTTACTAGCTCACTGCAAAGAGCATGGGGTCGATAGTGTCAGAACTGCAGAGGGTTTGTTTTACCGCACGGTTAAGCAGACTTATTGGACTAGCGATTGGGAACAGATGCATAAGTTTATTCTTGAGCATGAGGAACCTTCGCTACTGGATAAGCGGATTAACCAGAAACACATGAGAGAGTTCTTGGAGGATAACCCTGACCTGCTACCTAAAGGGCTTAACTCTAACTCTACATACACAATTTCAGTAAGGAAGAAGTAACTATGACAACCGAATTCGTTAACGTCAAAATATTGGCTGACCACTTTAAGGTATCAGAGAGGCTAATCCGCACTTGGGTAAACCAAGGTAAGATCCCTAAAGATACCTACGTACATATCCAACAGACGTACAGGTTTAACCTCCCTGCAGTTGAGGCCGCACTACTGTATGGGCAGACCACTCCGAGCCACGTCGAGACAACACCCGTTTTGGAGCATGACGCAGGGGATACCCCAAACCTTGATGAAGGGGGAGATAGGGTATTAACAGCAGATAACATAGGTACATGGGGGGATATCGTAGAATCTGACGATGACATATGAACAGGATTAGTATCCGCGACAACACCTTTAGTGGGGTACCTACTCAAGGGTTAACCAGCATACCTATAGTGATTGTAGGTGTAGCCTTCGTATCACGTATGTACTACGCAGATGCTTATAGTTCGGAGAGGGTATCTAAGCCTACTTGTTGGTCGAGTGATACGGAGACACCAGCGTTAGATGTGCCAGATGATCAACGGCAATCGGGACGTTGTATAGATTGTACCCAAAACATTAGGGGTTCAGGTAGGGGTACAGGACGTGCATGTAGGTTTGTGCAACGTATAGCCCTTGTTCTAGAGGGTGATCTGAAAACAGTTTACCAGCTACAGTTACCTCCCACTTCTATATTTGGGGATGCAGTAAAGGGGGGTATGCCCCTTCGTGCTTACGCACGATACCTTGAGGCGAGGGAAACGCCTTTCGTTGCTCTGGTTACAGACATGTATTTTGATGCTGAGAGCAACACCCCGAAACTTTTCTTTAAGCCAGTACGGCCTTTAGAAGAGCGGGAGCTAGAGACAGTCAAAGGGACGATGAATCACGAGGATACTGCTGAGGCGTTAACATTAAATATCACCTTAGTAGAAGATAGAAATGATTCCCCGTTCGCAGTAACTGACGGTTTCACAATTAAAAACTAAATTGGAGAAGACACATATGAGTTACCTCATAAAGAAAGTTAGCATTTTATACCCCCGTCTTGATAAGACATACAGGTTCGATAACGCGGAGAATAGGAGCGTCCCGTGCGACCCTACAGAAACTGGCGCTAAGTACGAGACTAGTTTCGTGATGGATGGGGATACCGCCACGGCCCTAATGGGAGAGATGGCTGTTGCCTACAATACTGCCCGGAAGCCTAGCTGGCCCGAAAAAGTACCCATGCCTTTCTCTAGGGAGGAAGAAACGTATGTAGGTAAGTGTAACCTCAAGGGATCTTTTGATGGTAAGCAATCGACACTGCCACCCAAGCACTTCGATGCTAAGAATAACCCGTTAGAGTCGGGGTTTCAGTTGACCTCTGGCAGTACCGCTAACCTGTTCGTAGAGTTTGTACCCTACCATAGTAGTGGTATCGGGACGGGCGTGTCTTTACGAATACGTGCCGTGCAGGTTCTGACCTACAAACCACTTGAAGCAGCATCTCCGTTTGAGGCTACTGATGGTGATTTTGATACGGGGTCACCGTTTGGTGAGGGTACCTCGGGGTTTGATTCCGCAGACGAAGCTCCTGCGGCAGTGGCGAATGCCACTGTTAACGTTGTCGGCGGCTACCTCGCTCCTGATAACCTGTTTGTTGAAGAGCCAGAAGTAGCGGAAGTAGCGGAAGTAGCGGAAGTGGTAGTACCTATAGAAACACCAAAGAAGAAAGTGAAGTCCAAGACGGCTCCTGCACCTAAAGATGAAGTTGATCTTAGTGCTCTTGTTGCCAACTGGGACGATTAATCTAGGGTAGTTGCTAGGCTTCTAGTAGCAGAAGCCTATACTCTAAAACACCACGGCTAGAATTATCGAAAAGGGTAGATATTTACCCCTGCCGTGGTCACTTTCGGTTTTGGGAAAGCTATGGAAACAAAAATATTTCTAGAAAAAGCCTTAGCAGAGGATGGACTATATTGTATTTTCGCATCAAACACACAGACAGATAGGCGCGTACAGCGGTTTTTCACCTCAGTTGACGCGTTAATTGATAGTGCAGTGTCCCTAGATAGCCAAGGGTTTAACGTCTATTTTGCGTTGTCCACGTTCAACGAGATAAATTCTCGCAAGGTAGATAATGTAAAGAACGTAAAGTCTTTCTTTTTAGACCTAGACTGCGGCCCAACCAAAGAGTTCCCCACGCAAGGGGAGGCTATATCAGCCCTAATGCGGTTCTGTTCTACTAACGATCTACCACGTCCAACGATTATAAACTCTGGGCGTGGTATACACGTTTACTGGATACTAAAAGAAGCCGTCTGCCTTGCAGATTGGTTGCCCGTTGCGGAGCGTTTAAAGGCGCTATGTAACAAGAACAACTTTGAGGCCGATCCCTCAGTTACCGCCGATGCCGCCCGTGTACTGCGCGTCCCTCAAACACATAACTACAAACCGGACACCCCCGTTGAAGTAACTTTTATCGGCAGTCCTTCTGTACCCCCCGTCGACTTCGATAACTTTAGTGCGTTACTTGGCGCTAATGTAATACCAGTTCCCTCTAAAAGAGTGGAGGGTGCAGACCCAATGATGCTTGCCGCGCTTGATAACCGCGAGTACAAGTTCAGAGATATCTTAGCTAAATCAGATAATGGTAAAGGCTGTTTGCAGATAGCTAACACGCTCAACAACCCTAGTGAGGTAGCTGAACCCGTGTGGCGTGGGGTGCTGTCTATATTAAAAGCGTGTAGTGATGGAACAAGGGAGAGAGCGCACAAGATATCTAGGGGTTACGAGGGGTACGACCCTCAAGAAACTGACTCAAAATGGGACAACCTGACTCCAGATAAGCGGTACACATGTAACACGTTTGAAGCAGCTAACCCCGAGGTCTGCAGGGCTTGCCCTAATCGAGGTAAGCTCCGTAGTCCTTTATATATAGGGCAGTCAATTAGGGAGGCCACAGCAGAAGATAATATCGTTACGGTGGAAGCTCCTGCATACAACCTACCAAATACCCCGGTCACTACATACACCATACCTGAGTTCCCTAAGCCCTACATTCGGGGCGCTAGTGGTGGGGTCTATGTACGGACGCGAGATAAGGACGGGGATGTAGAAGAGAAAGAGATATACCGCAACGATATCTACGTAGTGCAGAGGATTATGGATTTTGAGGCTGGGGAGGCGATAGTAATACGTCTACACATGCCGAAGGATGGGGTCAGGGAGTTCACAATAGCCCTTACCGCAGTTACATCTCGTGATGAGTTTAGAAAAGAGATGGCAAAACAGGGGGTAACCCTCCTGAATATTGACGATTTAATGAAGTACATGATGGCTTGGATTAACCAATTACAGGATACGAAAATGGCAGATAATGCACACAGACAGTTTGGATGGGCCGATAAGGCAACAAGTTTCATATTAGGAAACCAGAAGATCTACGCAAATTCAGTGGAGTTTAATCCTCCCTCAGCCTCTACGGTTGGGATGTTTCCCGCTTTTGAACCAAGGGGAGACTTTGAGGAATGGAAGAAGCTGATGGAGTTCTACAACCGTGATGGGTTTGAACTGCACCAGTACATAGTATGTATGGGTTTTGGCTCCGTCTTAATGGAGTTCATTGGGGGGATAGCCTGTTCGGCTTTGCACCTACATAGTAAGGAGTCAGGTCTAGGTAAGACCACCGCGTTGAAAGCAGCGTCTACTATATGGGGTAACCCTGAAGATCTCATACTTGATGACAGAGATACGCATCACAGTAAGATGTTAAGGTCTGAAATACTGCACAGCTTACCGCTGTTTATTGACGAGCTAACGAACGCGACTCCAGAAGACCTTAGTAACTTAGCCTATCAGTTCACCTCTGGTAAGCAGAGAGCACGGATGGTGAGTGGAGCAAACGCGGAACGACCCCGTGGAGAACCTTGGAGTTTACTCGCGGTAACCACTGGAAACACTAGTATCATCGAACGTATTCAGTTGAAGAAAGAGAACCCTAGTGCGGAAGCCCAACGGATATTAGAAGTGCGGGTTGATAAGTTGTTTACAAGCCCAGACTCAAAAGCTGAGACAGATGCGTTTGGAGATAACCTAGAACTACACTACGGTCATGCGGGTATTAAGTTCGTGCAGTACATACTGCAAAATGTTGATTCAGTTAAAGCACTCTTAAAAGAAGTACAGGCGAACATAGATAAGAGAGTAGGGCTGAAATCCGAGAATCGTTTTTGGTCAGGTGGAGCCGCTGCCACTATTACGGCAGGTATAATCTGCGTAAGGATAGAGTTGTTGAAGTACAGTATGCCTAAGATGACAACTTGGATCGAAGGTGTGTTGGAGGATAATAAGGGGTATTCCGCAGCTATGTCGATATCTCTTGATCAGACGCTAAACGAATACTTGGCGGAAAACTACAACAGTATCTTGAGGATAAAGTCTACCGCTGACGCTAGGTCACCAATGGCAGGGGCTGACGAGCTTGTCCAGCCTGAATTAAGTCCACGGGGGCAGCTAGTTGCACGTTATGAGACAGACACTAAGAAGCTCTTTCTAGTGCCGAAACCGTTTCGGAAGTGGTGTGGTAAGCAGCAGATCAACTACTCTCAGTTCACAGCCGACCTTAAAAGTAAGATGGGTGCAAAGCAGGAGAGCGTGAGGTTAGCTAAAGGTACGCTGTTTAAAATTAACCCCATGATGGTGTGGGTGGTAGACTTCAAAGAGGGGAGTAACAATGGCGCGGGGGGTGATACGGACGTTTGATCT